GTGTTTTCAAGCTCTTTTATTTCTTTGATATAGTCTTTCGTTTCGCCTTCATTTAATAAAGTGACCATCTTCTCAAGCTGTCCAATTTTAGAGGTAAATGGTGAAAAATCAAGTTTAGACCCAGTTTCTTCTGTTTCGTCAATAATTTTCTTTTGTTTTGTTAATAAATTAAGTTTTTCTTTTAGTTGTGCCCTTTGTTTTTCAGCCATTTCAATGATTCTTTGGTGTGCCTCTATTTCTTGCTTGATTGGTTCTCTCGTCATATATTTCATGTTAGAAAATGAAAAGTATGTAAGTTCTTTTTCAAGCTCTTTTATTTGATCCTTTGCGGCATTGATAGAATTTGTATATGCTTCAATTGAATTTTGTGCCTTTTCAATTTCGCTTTTTTCTTTAAATATACTAAAAATATCGTTCACTTTTTCGGCTACTTTGGAAAGAATAGGCAAAGCAAAACTTTTAATATTTTCGATTAGAATATGCATATTATCATTAAACTCTGCAATTCTGTCGGCCGTTTCTTGTGTGATTACGTTTGGTGTTGCGTCTGCTAGTCTTTTGACAGAGTCATACCCCATACTAAAAACTTGTTGCAGTTCCGTACCAGCCCCACCCATTAATTTATCTAAAATAAATATTTTTTCACTTGCATTTTCAATCTGTGGAATAACTTTGGCAATGGTCATAAACTGCTCAAAGGGTGTTTTAGTGTGTAGATCATCGGCAGATAGTCCCAACTTTTGCAATGCTAACACTGCCTCCCCAGTGTTCATTTTTGCTTCACTTATTTTCTTATTCATGTCCGTTAAACTTGACTTTAATGTATCAAAACCGATTCCGGACTGTTCAGCAATAAATTTTAATCGGCTTAGGTTTTCGGTTGTTTCTCCTAATTTTAGCCCTGTTTTTTGCATTGCGTCGACTTGTTCGCGTAGTGATTGTATTCCCATTATAACTTTAGTCCCTATGGCTAGCCCCGCAATAAGTGGGAGTAGTGGCACAAGTGCTAGTTTTAACGATCTAAAAGTGGCCTTCATGTTGCCGGCGGAACTTTGCGTCATTATTTCCGTTTTTTTTAGTTCCTTTTGATAGTTGGATGTGTCAACTTTTAACTTGACTAAAATCCCTGCAATTTCTGAATTAGACATTTACACGCCCCCTTTTCCATTTCTTGTATGCTTCTGTCCTCTTAAATCGTGGGTCTAGGCTCGATTTTTTATAGCTGGCCGTCTCTTCTTCTTGTTTGTTCTTTTCCATAACCAACAACACCGCATCATATAACCGTGCCTGCTCAAAGTCTTTCACCGTCCAACCGATATGCGCTGTGAGTGCTGCCTGATAATGTTCTGCAAGCTCTCTAAAATTTAGTTTTTTTTTTCGTTGTTATCTTCTACTTCATTTACTAGATCATCAAGGCGGGGAAGCCGTAATGCTTCAACTAAAAACTCAACAACTTTCTCAGTGGACAACAGGGGGTTCTCAATTATCCAATTTTCAAGTTCTTCGATATTGATCGGCTCTTGTATCGCTGTTTTTATAATAAGGCGTTTATAGATCAATGTAGGGCTTAGCCCGTTTGATATTTTGGTAAAATAATCTTGTAAAGAGTACGCTAACTCCTGCTCAATCATTGAACAGTTTTTAAAGTTGGGGTCTAGCTCGTAAGTCTTGCCGCCAATCTCTAAGCTAACGTACCGCTTCACACTTTCAGCCATTTAATTTTTATAATGCTTCAGCTGTATAAGTTACTGCGCCTGTAGAGGTTAGTGTCGCCGTGAATGCGTAGGCATTGTCGCCGGTCCCTGCTGCTTCATAAGCAAATGCGCTCAATTGAAAACTTCCTTCATAATAGCCAGGAGTAGAATTGCCAGAATCAAGCAAAGGTTGTTCATATACATAGGTATCATTTGTTCTGCTTATTGCTGCCGTCTGTAGTGCTTCAAATTGTGTATCATCTGAAACAAAGCCCCCAACGGATATTTCAACGCTTTTCAATCCGCCACCTGATAACATTGTGGACCATTTCGCTGAATCTTTAGACGTAACATCTACTGGATTGGAATTGATTGTAAGTCCTAGCGTTGTTACTTCGCCGATTAACGTTTTGCTGGAATATGTTCCGGAATATAATTTTACTGCTTGTTCGTTGCCCTTATTTGCCATTTTTTACCCCTTCGTATTTATTATTTTAAATCGTATGACCCCTTGCATTATTATGGCATCATTTGAGTCATCTATAAAAATGTCTGCTAGTCCATCCCATGAACATAAGACAAAGCTATTTGTTTCTAAACTTAGCGTTTGTCTATGTAGTAAGGCATGTACTCTATCAAGTATAGCAGATACCTTTTCCTTTGTGCCATCATTTGAAAAAATATTTAGTGTTAAAAATGTTTCTGTGCCGTCTGTGTTCTTGGTGTCGAACTTTTGAGAACTAAGAGAAGATAAGGCAATATATGGGAATGCTGGCTCATCAATAAGTCTTGGGTTCTCGACTATTGAACTTGAAGAACCAAGCAAAGCCCCAAGGCTTGCGTCATTGTTTAACGTGGTAAATATGGCCTTTTGAATATCAAATAATGCAATCGTCATTTTTTATTTTTATTCTTTTCTATGCTTTCAGTAACATTTTTAGATATTACTTGAGATATGCCCTTTATAATATTTTTTTTGTTTTCTTTGAATGTTCGAAACATAAACGGGCGGGCTTGCATCTTTGAAGTGCCAAACTCTAAATGTCTTGCGTATTTTTTATTACTGCCAACTTTAAATTCTAATTTTTCGGTTAAATCTTCTTTATATATTGACGAGACAAGTTCGCCGGTATCCGTTTTTGGGTACTCACCTGGAGCAGATGATTGGTGGATTACGCTTTTTTTCTTATATGTGCGCCCTGTCCTGCTCCCTTTGGCGATGTTCTTTCTCATGGCTGTTTGTAATATTTTCGATTGGGTGGTGATCTCTGCAATAATTTCCGGCTTACATGTATTAATAATAGCTTCTAATGACTTTTTAAACCCGATAGTTATTGAAACCGTAGTAGTCCCCCCGCTATTAGACATTATTTTTTTTCTTTTTCTTTTTCTGTCTCTTTGGCTTCTTTGAACTTTTTATCAAAAAAAACAAAAAATGGGGATGCCTCTTTATATTTTAGCTCTGATAATGCGTTTAAAATTTGCTCGTGTTCTTCTTTTGTTATTGTATACATGGTTTCACTCCTTTTATATACTTACATTATACTTTTTATTTTCCACCGATTCAATTTGCATAAACTTACCACGTTCCTCAATGTTAATAATGGAACGGATAGCAAAAAAACGATCTCCAAACCGTATCAAGTGGCCGATATTTAAAGGGCTATAAAATCGGGTAGTGATTGTGTGCGTTGTCTGGTCGCTTGCCCCTAATGCCTCATAAAGTGGATTGGTTGTCTTAGGTGTTATTTTTGCCCATAAGCTAGTTACTACTGTGTGCGACTTTGTGACCTTACCACCTGCTCCAATAGTAGAGGAGTAATCAATAATATCGATGCGATGTTTTAAGTCTTTCGTTGTAATATCGCAACACTTCATAGAAAAGTCTTTTTAATTAGCCCTAATGCATTTCTAGTTATTGGGCTGTTAAGGGTTGCCGGATCACAATCGCCCCGATGTTCAAACCTATACGCCGCCTCTTCTAGTACATACTGTTTTATCATTTGGGGAACGTCACCGGCTGACCCATACCCTGCCACAAATTCAATTTCTACGCCGTCAACGGTTCTTTCAACATAAGGCCACGTCGCCCCTTCTTTCAACATTATCCGACCATTAGAAGGGCTAACCCCTGAATAAGTAAAAACTGTGTAATTATCCGTGCTAAATGTTGTCGCTATGTTTGAGTTATCGTATATCTTAACATGCGTCACACTTTGAAGCGGGGCCTTTGGTATCTCTATAATTTTTTGTGAGAAGTACCCGACGGGCAGTTCCTTTATACCATCCCACCAATTATCATTATAGTTTTTAAAGCTATCAAAAAATATCTGCCAAGTCTGAGTAATTAAAGCCAACCCGCATTTCAACTCTATCGTTTCTCTTACCCCTTTAATTAAACTGGTTAAATACGTGTCTTCACTGTTCGTATCAATTCGCAAATGGGTTTTTAACTCGTCTAGCGTTACAGGTTCTTCCGTGGGCGCAGTGACTAGACTAGTTTTATAGTACATCAACGCCCCCGATATTAGGCGTTACAACATCGAGAGGAACTAACTCTTCAAGTAATGCGTTCATCTCTGTTTTTTCTTCTTCTGTGGCCTTCTCTTGATAACAGTGATGTGCCTTTAATTGGTTGATTTCGTTTACCAGTGCTGTTTTTATAGCGTTTTTTTCTGCGGTGTGCTTTACGTCTATTTGGTTGTATTCGCTTCTTTTAAGTCTAAAACGGTTATAGATATTTATTATCTCGTTTTCATTGTTCAAATTTTCGAGTGACATTGTTTACCCCTTTTTCTTTTCGTATTCTATGCCGTACTTGTTGAAATCTTTCATGGCTGTCTCGTCTTTCCTATCGCCAAAGATTAAAACATTATAAGTTCCGGCCGTCTCACATACTATTTTAGCAAAGTTTCCCATAACTTCACCATAAGCCCGCCCAAAATGCCGAAACGGTGACACCCATACAAGGCTATCCTTATTTAAGTAGTCAAAATAAGTGGGTAGTTTTAACAGGTTCTC